CTTTCGTATGCCCGAGGATTTAATCCTCCATTTATTCGTAAATGTACGCCATGTTAACAACATATGGTGTTGGGCAGCGGGAGTAAGAAGCAAATGTTCCTTACACGCCGACCCTGTAAAAAGGGTTCTGGTAACCTAGATGTCCTCCCTGCTGGGGACATAGGGATAATAGTGATATTATCCAACATCCTTAAGGGTGGTCTAGGGTAGCGAGACCTGACTATTAGTCAGCTTTCACAGCAGAGTATTTTATACTCTACCATGAAAACTTTAAACAGAATCAGATCTCCTCGAATAGGTTCAGTTAAGAACATTACTAATTTTGCAATGTTTTCAACATGAATCCTACTCTTGAGCTGATGCCTTGGTGAAGACCGTAATCTTCTGATGAAACTTGGTTCTAACATTTGAACTCTTACAGGTCATAACGGTAAAACTTTTACCGTTAGATACTGTAAGGAGTGTGTTAGAATCATTCAACATTTCATCAGTGGGAATATAGTAACCCTTTCTGAGGGGTTACCTATAGACCTTACGGGAGGATTACCACGTATAATACCTGGTCGCCTAAGATCTCGTTTGAGATCCGGAGACCCTGTTGCTATACGTAGTAGTCTCACAGTCTTGAGTGTTTTCAGAGTTATCGCTATTCCTGGACAACTTAAATTGTCCACTATTACTGACCCTTTTAAAGGCCTTAATAGAACATTACCATTATATGAAATAATGGAAGGAATAGGGTTTCTATCGACGAAATTACCAAAGTTGGAAAATTTCCAATCGGTGAAACTTCATTTCTCTGGAAGCGCTGGACCTAATCACCCTTCTTCTATACAAGGAATCTTTAAGGATATCCTTGCATGAACTCATCGCCCCGATCTTCTTTTAAAACTACAAGAATATTGTAGTCTTTTAAAAGGGGGAGAGGAGTTCTTTCAAGCATTATTCCCTGATTCAATTTCTGAATTAAAAGAATTGAATCCTGAACTTAAAGTTCATTTGGGAAGACTTGCTTTGAAAGAAGAAGCGGCGGGAAAAGTCAGAGTATTTGCAATCACTGATTGTATTACACAAGCAGTTAACAAACCCCTCCATCTTTCAATCTTCTCTTTATTGAGAAGAATTGAGATGGATGGAACGTTTGATCAATTAAGTCCTTGTAAAAGACTTGTTGACTTTTACAAACTTGGTTTGATTGATGAATTTTACTCTTATGACCTTTCCGCTGCTACAGATAGACTGCCAATCCAAATTCAGACTGATATTTTATCAGTCTTATTTGGAAGTCAATTCAGTCTGTTATGACAAGATATCATGACAGACAGGGATTGAACCTTACGGCATAGTCAATCTACCGCTAATTATATTAGCGAAGATGTGACTGTACGTTATTCAGTCGGTCAGGCGATGGGAGCTTTAAGCTCCTGAGCGATGTTAGCTCTATCACATCATGTGATAGTCCAAGTTGCAGCAATGAGAGTTGGAAAACCCAACTTTAATTTGTATGCATTACTTGGTGATGACATTGTCATAGCTGACAAAGCTGTCGCCGAATCATATCATTATATAATGACCGTGATTCTTGGGGTAGATATTAATTTATCTAAATCTTTGATTGGTAAACACACTTTTGAGTTTGCCAAACAAATTTTCCATAAAGGAGAAAATCTTTCTCCTTTAGGTCCCAAAAATCTTTTAGTTGCCATGAGAACTAGAGGAGGAATTTCCTCTCTATTTCTTGATATGGTAAATAAAGATTTCGTGATCGATGAAGAACGTCTTAATATGATGTTCGCTAACAGTGTTCCGACTTTATCTAATAAAGCTCGGGACCTTGTTAAGTGAACCATATTAGGGCCATTTGGTATTGTTCCCTCTGCTAG